TGATCCGCCTCGACCGCATCCCCCGCGCCGACCTCGAGGAAGCGATCGTCGAAGCCTGGCACTGCCGGCGCCGCTAGCCGCGTTCTGGCTCGACCCGCGGCGTGGCCAGACGCGGGGGGCGGGCGGTGTGCTGCCGGGCCTCGCGCCAGGCCTGGGCTTGGGCCGCCTGGGCCTGATCTTGCCGCGCCATCGCCGCCTGGCGGGTGTATTGCAACGCCTGGATGTCCGCGGCTTGCGCTTCCGCTGTCGCATTCGCTTCGCTGACCTGGGCGGTATAGTCGGCAATCGCCCGCGCCCGCTTGCCAGCCTGGACGCTTTGCGCGAGGAGGGCAAAAATATCCAGCCCACTGCCCGCGGCGCTGAGCTCCGGGCCGTACCCACTCAGGCCATAGCCTGTGGCTGTACTCATCTACTCATCGCTTCCACTGTCACCCCCGCTGTTGCCGCAGTGCACCGCCTGTTCAGGGAGTATGTGTCCCTTCTACCTGACGTATTTCCCGGTCTTTCGTGCGACTATCGAGCGCCTCAGCCGCCAGATGCAGCGCCTCAAGCGCATCGGCGTTGCTCTGACACGCGAAACGACTGGCTTGATAAAAAGCAATGCGACCGATCACGGCCTGGATCACGTCTTCCACAAACGCCCCATTGGGTTCGCGGCGTGTCTCGCCGCGGCCAAGCGGGCCATGTTGCCATGCGATCGTAAAACCCCTTCCCGTACTGACCCCGCCAGCAGGGTTCTCATCCGCGTCAACCCAATGTTCTTCAAAATGCCCTTGCTTCATTCGACACTCCCTTTAGCGCTCCACGGCTTGATCCAGCGTGCCCACAATCCCGATGATCGTGCAGGGCAGCGCTTGATCCACTTCAAAGCTCACAAACCCAAAGCCATCCCACCCGAGGGGCATGACACTGCGATCCCCCGTAAACGGTGCGACGCCCTGATTCTGGGGCATCTGCGGTTGCCGGAAGGGGATGCGTTCCCCATTGAGCACCAGATACGCGGTCTGTTCCACCCGCGCGGTGAGGCGATTCCACCGCTTGCGCTGCGTCTGCCCCGTCGTGCCGCGCAACGGCACATCCACCGGCATGCACCGCCCGCGTGACGTGTAGGGCAACCCAATCCAACACGTGCTGACTGGATGTTGCAGGGTAATGCCGGTATCGGTCATTCCCTGGGAGGGCAAGACCGCCCCATCGCCCACAATCGTCACGGTCTCCCCCACGAGATGGGGAGCAATAAAATGGTCGAGCGGTGGGCCACTGTAGGTCACCGCACTATCCAGCGTCAGGCCATCCCAGCCATCGATCATCTCCTGCTCCTGCCTGAGCTCATTCAACATCGTGACCGGCTCGGGCAGGACCATACGGGTGTCGGGGTCGAGGACCTCCACGCACCGGGTCCCCGTCCCGTTGAGGGTCCGCTGCACCGCCATCCAGGTTTGATGCGCGTTGGCGGTGGGATGCGGAATCGTGGCGACACTCTCGACGCTGCCAGGGGTGACCAGCCGCCACCAGGCTTCCACCTGCTCGCTTTCGTCATAGGTGAGCCCCAGCACCTGGCCATCACTGCGCACCGCCCAGACGAGGCTCGCGGGTTCGGCATGATAGACCATCTCCAGAATCCGGTGCTCCCGGAGGAGATGGTCACTCGTCACGGTAATGTCTTGCGCGGTAAACGTGGTCAGTTGGCGCGAATCAAAAATCATTTTCCGCAGCTTGGAGCCTTGGCGCTGGCAAAAGAGAATCGAGGACCCAATTTTGAGCGGCGACACCGTATCACTGCCAAAGGTACTTTGAATGCGGTTGCGGGGGAGGGATAAGGCGCTCAGCGGATCATCCCCGGCCCCCACCAGGCGATATTCGCCGTGGGTGGTGCCCACAAGGAGGTTTTCGGCAGGCATGAGCCAGCGGATCAAATTGAGCGTGATGTTGCCGCCTGAGTCTACCAGGGTAAACTCGACAGCATCGCCCGCCGTCGTGCCCGTGAAGAAGGTAAAGAAGTTATTGACCGCACTGCCCCACACCGTCTGGGGGAAGCGCGCGGACCCGGCAAAATACAACCGCCCCTCGTAGAGCATAACCGTCACCGGCCACCCCAGCGCATCCGACCAGGCAATGCTTTCCACACTCCACGCCCCGGCTGCAGCCGCGTCCGTCGTCCGCAACTCTGTGACGATCTCGCCCGTGGCGGTATTACTGGTAATATCTGTCACCCGAATGAGCCCGCCGTTGAGCTTGAGGTACGTCGCGTTCTCGGTCGTGCGGAACCCGGCCAGCGTGTTTTGTTTGACGGAGACACTGCCGACTTTGGCCGCCGCAGGCTGATTGTTGCGGAACTGGAGGTAGGAGGTGGTGGACGTGGCCGTAAAACTGGCCGTCTGCGCCCCGGGGTCGTAGGAGGCTTCCGCCAGCACGTTGGCCGTCTGCGAGGCACTCCCCACCTGGAGCGACACCGGCGCATCGCTGACGGTAAAACTCACCTGATAGCTGGTGCCTATCACCGTCGTGATCGCTTGCTGGATTGCCGCGGGCGGCCCGGCACTGCCCGCGTTGAGAATGGCATACCCTGCACTCGCCGTGACGGCGTTGGTGCCACGCACCTCGTAGGCGTCCCCCGCATCAAAGTCGTTCTCTGGCCCTCCAGCGAGGCCAGGCGCGCCCAGGATAACGGTATGTTGCGTCACGCCTGCCACCAGCCCACTGCTGCCATTGGAGGTATTGAGGACGCTCTGCCCGCTCTGGACGCCGTCCACCAGAAAATCTTCCGTACTATCGGTCAGCGAGGACGCATTGAGCGGGCCATCATGCGTCCCTGACGCCACCAACGTACTCGCAAAGACCGTCCAGCTCGCCAGGCCCCCCGCAAAACTGCCATCGGTGACCAACTCTGTCATGCCAGCCTGGGCACCGCGCAATGTGACCGTTACCTGGGCTCCCACCGGGCTACGCAGTGAAGGCTTGGCTTCTGCCACGGGCGAACCTCGCAGTGTCCAGGCGCCTGACGCAATGGAGGTGCCACTAAAGGCTTCGAGCACTTTCATCGTGGCCACCGTGCCACTCGTAATCGAGGTCAGAATGCCGCGGCCCACCCCGGACATGAGTTGCCGCTGCGCATCGCCTGCCAGAAAGACCGTGGCGCCCGCGGTCACCGTGACGGTGCCGGTTGTGGCGGAGAGGGTCAGCCCTACACTGGGACTCACCCCCGCCTCAAACGTCGGTGGCGCATCAAAGATGACGGCCCGAAAATCCCAGGACGTATCGGAGAGCCGGGAGAGCCGTCTGGGCGAATACAGCGGATGCACCAGAATCATCACGTCGTTGCTCTGCGCCGTCCGCAAGCCGCGCAAGTCGGCTTCCTGGTACGGCGTCACGACTTCCACCGGCGACCCACTCGAGAGAATCGGCAGCCCGTTCTTGAAGAAACGCAAGTACTGATGCCCCACCTCCAGGATATAGGCATCCGTGGTCGAGGGCTCAAAGGCCTTGAGGAGCGTGAGGCGGGTGGGATACTTCACCGTGGCGACATAACGCAGCCCTGGCCGCCTGGTCAGGCCCCCCTGGACGAGCACCTGAAAGTTCTCGAGCAGAATGGCGCCGTTCTTGTAGCGGTCAATATCGCCCCTCGCTGCCATTCTGGGGCTGAGTTCGCCGCTGGTGAAGGCGCCTTTCATCACATCGAGCAGTGCCATTACGCCTGTTGCTCCTGATACCACGAGAGTTCACGCACGCGGCTCCACGGGAAAAGAAATCGCTGCTCGCTCGGCAGGCGAATCTCAAACACTGTGTCATTATGCCAATACTCCACCACGGGGTAGCGAATCTCTTGCTCCCCGTCGAGGCAGATTCTGAGGTCGAAAAGGAGTATGCCTGTCGTTTCTTGCATCTACCCTCCTAGCAATGTCTTGGTGGCGGGCTTGCCCGCGCCCCCCGCGCCGAGCGGGGAGACGAGGAGCGTTTCCGCCACCCCAAACCCTTGTTGCCGCTTGCGCTTCTCGTCCCCCACCGCGTCTTGTGCCTGGGTATCCGTGGGCGCAGGCGGGAGGGGAGGCGGTGCCCCTGGTGGCGCAGGAGGCGGCAAGGGCGCTTTGACGGGGGGCAGACTGGGGGAGCCTTTGGAGAGAGCAAGCCCCGTCGTGGCGAGTCCCGTCGCCGCAGAGACGCCCGCAACAACCGTCCCAATCGTCCCCAAGGTCACCGGGTCCTCTCCGTCATCGGTCATCGACTCGCTCCTTCTTGCCCACCCAGGCATACAGATCCATCGCTTCGCCCTGGGGACCATACCCCTCAAGCCGCGCTTCCCAGCAAAAGTCAAAGTGCTCAATGAGGGCGACGGCCTTCCTCTTGTCGGGATAAACCATCATCTCCACCCGCCACAGGCCATAGGTGCGGATGGTCGCCGCCAGAGCACGCCGCATCTGTCGCACAAGTCCAATGGCATGACGCTCCTGGAGTGGGGCCACCACGATCCACAACACGCCCCGTCCTGGTGAGGCCAGCACGCAGCCATAGCACGCCACCACCCGGCCGTGGTCGTCCCAATAGGTCTCGCTGGGATGCGCGGCAAAGGCCTGTGCCTGTGGCAGGTCCGTTATGCCGTCCAGATGACTCGCCCGAAACGGCGTTACGACCGCCATGTGTCTCCAATCGCATCGCTGCCCCAGGTCCCCCGGTACCCGTGGCGAGCATTGACCAACGTCGTGTTGGGTCGCAAGACAAAGGGCGAGCCTTCCCGCCCATCGCTGCCCTTGGCTTCCGGGAGGAGCGCCAACGCTTCTTGCCACTTGAGCTGGGTCGTACTATTTTGTCCGGTGATCGGTTTCGCGAGTTTGGACGCCATGAGCTTCATGAGCACTTGGAGCGCCAGGGGACTCCAGGAGCCCAGATCGTCCACCCGCGCGGTGTATTCGATCTTGACGCTCGCGTCGTCGCTGTACAGGACGCGCTCCCCTTGGGCGTTGGTGCCCACCTCAAACCGTGCCCCGTTGCCGCGATCCGTGCCGCGCACCTTGATACACCAGGGCTGCGTCGGGAGGGCATACTGATAGGCCCATTTCATCGCGGGCGCGTCAGGGGAACGGCTCAGAGCTTGGTAGGCGGTGGCCCAGTTCCACGGATGGAGCTCCAGGGTCATATCGCGGGCGCCTGGGTACAGCTGCGCACAGAGCCGCGCTGTACTCGTGCCCTCGTCAAACGCCTGGATGAACACCCCGCCGAGTTCGCCGATGGCTTCATTCGAGATACTGACAGGATCAGGCATACATCCTCAGGAGGGAGCCCGAAGGCTCCCCGTCCATCAACTCACGTAACACGCCAACATGCCATTCAGCACATTGGTGGCCGCAGGAGCTTGTGTCCCAATCGTCGCAAAAATGGTCACAGGCTCCCGATTGTTAAAAATTTTGAGCCCCACGACCGGATTACTGTCATCCGGCGTGGCCACCACGAGCATCCCTTGCACCCACGCGCCGCCGCCGGTCATGACGATGGCACTGAGGAGCCCCGCGGCACTCGCCGCCACGGTCGCGCCATCCTCGTCCTTGTAGGCTTTCCAGCCGACACTGAGGGTGGCCCCGGACGTCCAGCCGGAAAACGCAAACCAGGACAGGTACATATCAATCGCGCAATGCGGCGGGAGTTGGCGGAGCAAAATCGTGTCTGCCGCCGTCCCGGTCGCCGCCTGCACATAGGTAAAATACTTGGGATCAAAGTGATACCCCGGGAAGTTCCCCCGCGGGGCACTCACAAATCCGGCAGTCCACTCGACAGAATAGGTCTCAGCCATGGCGTCCTCCTAAGATGCCGAGCACACGATGGACAGCACGCCCGCATCTTGAATGCGGACAGCGCCAAAGTGCTCTTTGAGGGTGACTCCCGTGGAATAGCGATGCTCCGGCAGCCGATCAATGGCGAGAAACCGCCCGCCCCACACGGCAAAGCCCATCGCTTTCTGGTGCCAGGCCAGATTGATGAAATCCGACCCCGACAGGTTGAGTTGATTGATAATCACGATTTTAAAGCCCATCATGAAGGGAATCCGTCCCCCCACGAGGGGCATTTTCCGGCGCTCCTCCTGGCCATTCACCACCACGACCCCGATATAGTCGGTGGAGGTGGTTTCTGTCTGGCTCATGAGGTCCTGATGCCCCTTCGCATTCGTCACCCAGACAAAGTTCGAGATGCCCATGTTCATCTCATCGAGCCCGACTTCGCGGGCATCAAAGATGGCACGAGCCAGTCGCATCTTGTCCAGGGTGCACCCCGTGCCGCCCACCGCAATCTGATTGCCGCCACTGCCATCCGTGGCGGGGGCGGAGGTGGAGTACGCGGAGGTACTGGTGCCCGTGGCTCCGCTCACCGCCGTGGCCGTGGCCGCATCCACGAGCATTTTGTCTGCCCGCCGATTGATCGCCGCGATGGAGTTTTGGACGTAGCCCATTTCCAGGTCCACGGCCACTTCCATCATGTCCTCTTGGTCGAGGATTTGCTGGTTGATAAAATCTTGTTTCACCGCCCAGCGCCGGTACATCGGCGTGTCTTGCCAACTGGACGTCCCGTGGCGCTCGCCGGAGATGTCTTGCATGTCCGTGCCGCCCATGATGCCAAAGGCCGTCATCGTGCCGACGACGCCTTCCTTCACCCGGACATACTCCCGGAGCCGTCGCATCGTCTGTTGATAGAGCAAGTCGTACATCGTCTCATATTGGACGACAAATGCTCCATTGGGTCCTTCATTCGGCATGCCTGCACCCTTTCCTGTGTGCAGGGCTTCTGTCGTCATGAGCAGGTGTCGCGTCCGCGGCTGCTCTTACCCGTGTCGTGGGTTCTACGCCGCGTCTTACCGCGGGGTCAGCCTGGCCCGTGTCCGGGGTGTCAGGCAGCAGTCTTACGCCACCCGCTGCCCACTCTGGCGCTGGCGGTGCTGGCTAATTCGTTCGGAGAGCTGTTGCCATTCCTGGCGCTCCGCCTGCGTCATGCTCTGGTCCACCAGTTTTTGACCGAGCTCACGGAAGCGCGCTTCAATGGTCTCCATCGTGTTCTTGCCCGCCTGGTAGTAGGGGGACTCAAGGTATTCGCCTTCCCCGATCCGGCGTTGCGCGTTCGCAAACGTGGCCACCAGATAAGGCGAATTAATCAGCCGGGAGCCATCAGGGAGGGTGGCATCTTTCATTTGTTCCCAGAACTTGCTTCCCGCCTCGCCACTAAACGCTCCGGCGCCAAAGTGGTTCACAAAGGCTTGTGCCAACGTCAATTCCCGTTCGGTATTCGCGCCAAACTCTTTAAACAGCGCGTTGCGGCCTTCCTGGTAGCTCTCCTGCGCCCGGCCATCGCGGACCTGTTCCGCGTCCTTCAGGTCCTGGAAAAACCCGTTCATGAGTTGTTGCGCTTGCTGTTGAGTCAGCCCCAGGCTGTGAAACCGCGTATTCCAGCGCGTCACGGTGTCACCAGTCACCTCCCGGCCTTCTGGGGCTTTCCAGGTGTAGCCATCGGCCTGCTCGGGCGGGGCATAGTCGGGATCAAACTCCCGGATCTTGCCCAGCACCTTCTGCATGCCGCTCAGGTACTCGTCGCTGCCCTTCGCGGCTTTGGGCAGGTAGACCCCGCGCCCAATCAGGCTGGCTTGCTCAATAGCCGCCTTGGCGAGCGATTCGACCGTGGCATGTTGCTGGATAATCCCCGCGGTGCGGAGGTTCTCGGGCAACACGTTCCGATAATCGAGCAGGGAGGTGTCCGTTTGGAGCAGCGTGGCGCCTGTCCCTGTCTCTGTAGTTGTCGTGGTGGTGCCCGTCGCCGAGCTTGCGCCCCCACCCCCGTCGCCTTCGCCCCCGGCTTCTGCCATCAATGGCCATCGCATCCCTACAACTCCTTCCGTACATTCTTCATGACACACAGTCCCGCGTAGGCCAAAAAAAACGGCAGTGCATCTGGCGGTTGCAACCAGACACACTGCCGTAGTGTGGCGCGCTCGCTCGCTAGCTAGGCGAACCAGTACGCGGGACGATGAAGTTGTTCGTTCTACAGTTAATGCCGCACCGCCAGATCGTTCGGTAACATGGGCACCACGGTCACCCGCTGGTCCCCCTGCACCGCCTGGAGCATCTGCTGGGCCGCAATCTCGGCCGCTTGCAGCAGCAGCTTGTGCGTCAAGCTCCAGCCCTGCAAGGCATTCTCCGCAGGCATATCCGTCAGACTGACGCGGGGCTGCAACACGCATTGGCCTGGATCGCCAGGCATCGGCACTTTCGTACACGCAATCACAATCGTTGGTTCACGTTCCAGCGCCATGCTGTTCCTTTACGCTCTGGGCGACCAGCTCAAAAATGACCAGGAGATACCGCCGGGCGCCTTGTTCGTTGGGATCATCACTCCAGCCTAAGAGTCGCTCGGCGCAGTCCGCCAGAAACCGGCGCCCGTGCGGTGACAGGCGCAGCCACGCATACGCTTCGGCCATCGTTACCTCGTCCTGCGGCCAGGTGAGGGCTTCGGCAATCAGCGCGCGAGTGGCGGGGGAGAGATCAGCCATGCCCCATCCTGCCTAGCGCACCAGTACCACGCCTCAGTGTCGTCATGCCACCCCGCATACAGATAGCGATACAGGGCTTGGCCATACACGAGCAGAACCCCCTCCGGCTCCACCCACACCAGACGATCAATCCCGGACGGCAACCGGCCCTCCCAATAAGACGCGAGGGGAACCGAGGTGCCATCTAACGGGCCGCCATACAGCCGAGCCTGCATCTGCCCCCCCTACGCCGCGTCTTCCTCAGTCAGCCAGTGCAACAGATACAGCCCACACGGACACTGACCCGTAGGCCGGTGCGTGATGCAAAAGTCCGTCCCAGAGGGCAGCTTCACTACACAGAATTCTGGGAACATCTGCACCGCTTCAGGCATCCCCCGCACATGATAGAACCATGCATCCTGTGGGGCACCCGATAACGCTATCGGCTCCATCCGTCTCTCCTCTACGCCGCCTCGTCCTCAGTCAGCCATTTTTACGGACGCACCTCAATCGTATGCGCCGGGCAATACAGCTGCGTCCCCACCGTCTGCCAGCCGTCCGGCAATGGAAGCCATGCCATGTTTTCGCTCGGCAGCCATTCCTGGTGTTCCGTGACGGTCACCTGGCATCGCCCACACGTGAACGTATAGGCCACGTGCAGACAGATTCTCGACTGCATATTCCCTATGAAGACATTCATCCTTACGCCGCCAGGGCTGCCGGTTGTCGTTGCATCGCCTGGGCCAACGGCCCCAGCTTGCCCAGCGCGCCCATCGTCTCGTTGGTCTGCGCCACCTGTTGCTGCTGGGCCGCTTGTTGCGCCCGAGCCGCTCGGAGGGCCGTCACCTGCCGCATATCCACAATGTTCGCCCGCGGCACGCCGTAAATCCGCGCGGCGTTCCGGAACCCGGCGTCCAAGTCCACATTATCCAAAATCTCCAGCGCATGCGTCACGTCGCCCACCTGGGCATGCACCCCCACAATCTGGCCCGCCAGCGCAATCGTCTGCTCAAAGGCCCGCACATCCGCCCCACGTTGCGACCGGGCCAGCGGGCCTTCATACTCCACGTCGAGCTGCCCACCGGTCTGCCGCGCCGCCAGGAAGACCTCTTGCGGGGGCTGGGGTAAGGCCCGTGCCCGGAGCATCAGCCCAAAGACCCGATCCGCCAAGGGGTCGAGCATCTCAGCGAGCAACCGGGAGAACGCTGGTCCCATCAAGCGCTGCATCTGTTCGATGCGGGCGCTCACTTCGTACGCCGTCATATTGCTCGCATCGGGCGGGGGTAAGGCCTGGAGCGCATTCACAAAGAAACAATCCTGAATGCTGCGCCGTAAGTCCGCCTGATCAATCTGGATGAGATCCGGACGCCCCGTGAGATCGAGCGTTTGGAGCGCATCCATCTGCCGGACCACGTTCACGGCGCGGGATTCCAGGCTGATACTGCCGATAATTCCCTCTTGCAGGGCTTTGAGCGGCGGCTGCACCCAGAGCGCCATCTGCTGCAAGTGCAGTTCCCGCAGCACATTGAGCATCCGCACATCGGGGAGCGCGATATGCCCTGGCCCAAAACCGTAGGGCGCCTTGCTCATGGTCTCCCAGCGCGAGACGATGTAGGGGAACTCTTCGTACCCGGTCTCGTCGTTCAGGAACTTTTGCTCGACCTCCAGATAGACCCCTGCAAAGGGCATATTGCGGTTGTCCATCCGCTCCCGGTCGCGATCCGTGCGTGGATAGACACAATGCAGGATGCACCGCGGCTTGTCCTGCTCGGTCGGCGAATCCGCCCATGCTTTCATCTGGTCGCTGACTTGCCCCTCAAACAGCTGGATTGCCTGGCGTGGGGTCAGCCACATTTCCCGGAAGAGCGTATCCACCAGACCATCCGCATTCTCCGCAATACAGTAGGAGCCGGTGGGCAGCGTGCGAAAATGCAGATGGCGGCCCTCAAACCCCAACCGCGAGCCTGCCCACATCGCCGCCGTCCCAAACCCGCCCAAATTGAGATAGAACGTGTGCGCCGCCTGGTAGAACGTGCTCGCACTATACGCCGCCGTCATCCGGGTATCGCAGCTCTCTAACCACTGATTCACGGCTTGCGACTCGTTCAGCGCCTCATCGCGAAACTTCAGGCGAAACCACTGCACGGCGGGATTGGTCACCGCCCCCATAATGTTCGCCGCCAGCGTCTGCGGCGCCAGGAGCGGCTGACTGTCAAAGATCGCACTGGTCCGTGACTGCCCTGGCTCCCGCCCAAGGAGATCCGCAATGTCGTCATGGCCCGGGATAAGCAGGCGTACAATCTCCTGCCAGTCGAAGAGATACAGTTCCCGCTGTGTCTTCATCCCCGCCCAGCGCTGCAGCAGGTCCTGGATGTGGTCCTGCTGCTGGCGTGTGGCACTGCGGAGCGTGGGGGCGTACGTGGCCATCCGTTACCTCTGGGCCTTCATCGCTTGCGCCACCTCGCCCGCCAGCGTCACCTTCTGGGCTTCGAGCTCGCCCACCTCTTTCGCCAACCCATCACGGCGAGCCTCAAGACCCTGCAACTCACTGAGGTACTGCTGCATCGTCGCGTCACACTGCTCCCGCAAACTATGGGCCGCTCTATAGAGCCGCTGCTGACGCTCCAGTTCCAGGTCTAGGAGTTTCGCGTGCTCCAAGATCGCCGCCATGGAGCGCGCCTCGTTGGCCTTCCCCTCGGACTTCGTTGGCACCTTCGCTTGCTCTCCCATCGACATGCCTCCTTTGCGTACGGATTATTCGCGTTGTTTCTCTGCGGGCACCTCGCTCTTCGGGACCATCCCTGCCTCCTCCTTGCGGGCGTCCCGCAACGCCTGCTCGGCCTTTTCCGCGCGCTGCAGCAAGACGGCCGCGAGATGTTCGACCTGGTCACAGCGACAGGGGAGGTCCGTCTTAATGCGCAACAGACTCTGACACTGCATGAGCTGCTCCTGCATCGGCGGCGCTTGCGCCCCGCTGGCCAAGGGTGCGAGGAGCAGGAGCACCGCGAGGATTAGGGACATGGTGCCGTCCCCGCTGGCAGGCTGAGCGCCGTGGTAATTTGATTCCGTACCGCCCCAGAGGCCGCCTTAAAGCTGGCACAAAAGTCCCCCGCATCGGCGGCGTCGGCCTGCTGCCCATAGCCGACCAGCGCCGCCACGAAGAGTTGATCGAGGAATTGCTCAGCCGTGAGCGCTGCATCGGGCGGGGTCCGCGCCGCCCGCAGCGCATTCTCTTTGGCCAGCAAGCGTGTGATCTTGGCATCCTGATTGGTCGTGGTGGCGCGGGTCACGGTGGTACCGCCGAGGTTAAAGGTCACGGTGCCTGCGTGTGCACCACCCGCCAGACCAAGGCAGAGGCTTACTACAAGGAGAGATCGCATAGGAGGTCCTTTATGTACCACTACAGGCGGACGCCGAGGACGAGACCTGGCCTGCCGTATCAATACACACATACCGTGTCCCAGTACTGGCAGGGGTCACTGCACCACTATTCAAGACGATCTTCCCGTCACCAATGGTCATATGTGCTACTGAGCTATGCTGTGTTCCACCAGACGCTTGCGCAGCCGCAGCAGCGGAGAAGACCAGTGTGCCCCGTGTCCCTGTCCCGGTGCCCAGGGCGGCGCCGATGGTGGTCGCTACCCCAGCGATATTCGTCCCAGACGCGGCAGGGCCACGGAGCGTAAATCCCGTCAAGGGACTGGATCCCTCGGTGTACCCAATAATCAGCTCATTGGTCAACGGGCGGAGACTCATGACGGTGGTCGCGTTGCCATCAAAATCGACGCGCGTACTGGCCGGATTCCCCCCGGAACCAATGTGAATATTATCGTTGGACACCAGATAGACACGAATATCCCCAGTATCCGCTGCATTCCGACCGTAGACACCCGCAGAATAAGCAATCCGTATATCCCCATTGACATCAAGAGGGTAGGCGGGTGCGGCTTTCCCAATCCCGACATTTCCCCCAAGGAACAGTGCGGCGTAGTTCGTGGTGGCGCCACTCGGCGCATTCACCACGACGCCCGCACAGGTGGTCGCGGTGCTACAGTTCCACGTCGGTACGTCCAGGGCCGTAAGTGTGGTAGCCGCCACGTTGGTGGATTTAATCGGCCCGACGACAGTGAGTGTACTGCCCAGGGTGACGGTTTGGTTCGTATTCGTGC